GAAACCTTATCTTGTCCAGCAAAAACAACATGACAATTATCTCTATTAGACCATCCATTATTTATTGAATAATCTCCAAAATCATTATACATTTGTGATGTGAGTGACGTTGTGGGTACTATTAAAAGTATCTTCTTTTTATTTAAATGATCCTGTAAATATCTTATTAACAAATATATTATAAATGATTTTCCAGAAGCCGTCGGAGATACTAATAACATTCTTTTATAAATTATACCCGCTCGTATAGCATCAAATTGATAATCATGTGGATCAAATGGTAATTTTAAACTTACAATATAATCAAATAAATCCCCATCTTTTATACTATGAATATTTTTAACATTCTCTTGACAAATACATGGATACTTTCTGCCTTGAGCAAACTTCTGCACATAAGATAATAAACCAAAATAAAGTCTTTGGTCATGTACACTATATAATCTAATTTTTCCATCCCACAATTTTTCTCTAAATGCGGGCATGAATTGAAATCCTGGAACACTAAATGTAAAATAATCACACAATTCTTGTGCAACTGAAGGATTCGTTTTTACCTTAATGTATGATTCATTTATTTTTGATACAAATATAGTATCAATGTTCTGGATTTGTGAACTTGTGCCACTCGATTGCATTCTTAATATTCCATGTTCTTTGAGATATTTCTTTTATTATAGATTCAAGATATGTTATTTTTTGATTTTGTAAATCTATTTTTAATCGTACATCTATAACTTCCTGTTCACCGTCGATCAATGCATTAACATCGTCTCTTGTAAGTTTTTGTCCTCTTTTAACTGGAAAGACTTCATCATTATTTTCATCTATACTTATACCATTAAAATATGACCATTTTTTCTTTCTGAGAATTTGTTTTTGTGATTCTGTATATTTACTGATTAATATTTCTTGATTTAAAATTTTGAAATATTTGTGATGTAGTTGGGGGGTTTTAATAGATTCTCCTGATAAATCGGCAGAATCTATTTTACTGTCTGTTTCCCACAGACTTTCAATTTCTTCAATTTTCATAATATAATCCTATTATTTTTGTATGTTTTCTATATCAAATGATCTATAAGAAAAAGTGGCATCAGCTTGAATATACATAATATCCTCATTTGCCGTATCAAAATTTACAGCAGATAACATCATTGGAAAACAATCTTTAAAAGATACTTTAATTTTTGGAGTATATGATCCTGTTAATACTATTAGAGTCGCATCAGATTTAATTCCTGAATCCGGGCCCTGATTTGCTGGATCAGTAGTTTTAAGTGCCTCAAATTGATCAAAATCATCTGGAAATCCTAAACCTTGCATCCACTTAAATATTTCACGAAAATTCAACATATCTTCATCAATAATAAATCTAACAATAAAATCCTGAAATTCTACTCTATCTCCAGGAAAGGGTATTCTAGTAAATGGGGTTTCTAGGGGAACTGACATAAGAGAAACTCCAGGAAGAGTAATTCCTTGGCAGAAATACTCAACGTTGGGTAATTTGTTTAATAAAAACTTAAACCCAACTGGAGAGAGATAACTTATATTTTCCGGTCTTCCTTTTATCGATGCCATAGTAGTATTTAGGGCATAAAAAAGGGGAGACGTCAAAGACTAACTCCCCCTTTTTAATTAGATTACATCAAGTTAGCAACTTTGACTAATCTGTAATACACATTTTGGTTAGTCGCACCGAGTGTACCATCGATGTCAACTGCACCTGCTGCGGCGGATGTAGCAAAAGGATTAGCTACCATACCATAACGAGTTTTAAACCCGATACGTGGCTGGAAGTTATCTTCACCAATTGCTCTTACCATTTGCAGTGGTACATAAGGACAATAGAAAAGTCCAGCATCATAAGGACTAGAACCTTTGTAACCAACAATCATATAGTTGGTTGCTTGGTTAGCCGCAAATGGATCAATGTAAACTTTGAATCGACCATTAAGAACACCAGCAAAAGTATTACCAGTATCATCAACGTTAATTCCAGTTTGCAGTGCTGGAGTGTAGTCTAGAACACCTGCCATTTGAAGTGCCGAAGCAACATCAGATGCACAAATGATCATGTTCCCTTTTCCTCTACGTGTGTCTTTTGCTATCGCATTAGCTTCACGTTCGATTTGGAACATCAGACCTTTAAATTTTTCAACTGACCATCTACCGTTAGAGTCAACGTCTAGGTCAAAAGTACCTGCATTTGCAGTACCATATGCTGCACCAGGTTTCGCTGACGAACCAATGGAACGAATGACTTCTCTATTAATTTCAGCCAAAATTTCAGCGGAAAGAATATTAGCCAATTCGGTTTCAGCGTCAAGACCATGAATTGCTTTCAAGTCTTGTGCCAATTCCATTGAGTATGCACCTTTCAGTGCTCTACTTACTGCGGTTACGGTTACCTTCTCGATTGAGAAAGCCATTTCTGGAATAGCGTCACCATCAACTTGAGGATCGTTAGCACCTCTTGTCTCTGCGTTAGCTGTTGACATACCGGTATATGCCATATATCCAGAATCTGCAGGATTATCACCGGTTTGCGTGTTCTCTGCATTAGTATTTGCGGAACCAAATGAAGTATTAGCTTCATTAAAGAGAGCCTCATCGCCACCTTGTGTAGCATATCTTGCTCTCATCGCAAAAATAAGACCGGTAGGTCCTGTCATCGGTTGTACACCACAAACGTCATACGCAACCAGGTTAGGCATCGCACGTCTTACCAACGAAATAAGTACTGGATCGTAGATATCTACTGATCCATCTCCAGCTGTAGAGCTGGAAGCACCCATGACATTAGTAGGACCTGACTCCGCTAAGAGCCCCATACCACCACGCGATTCGCGCATCATACGTTCTTGGTTTTCTAAAATTACAGCGGTCACCTGTCTTTTATAGGGATCTTTAATCTCATCCAAATCAGGATGATTGATCACAGGTGCCCACTTTTTTTGAATTTCTTCAGCAATATACATCTATAAATCTCCTTTAATGTATAAGTGGTTATAAGTTAAATTACTTGTTTTTAGTGTCTAACATATTAAGATATGCTTGCATTTGAGCATCTCTTTTTTGCGCTTGAACACCTTCAATTTCTTCACTCAGTTCCTCTGTCGATAAAGTTGTTTCAGTGACATCATCTTCACTTTTAACTACTTCTTTTTGAGGAAAATATGATTCTTTTAGCATTGCTAATTTAGCTTTAAATTGGTCTTCATTTTCAAACTCTACTCCTTCTGCTAAACTAGAAATTTTTTCTTTTTGTGTGTCTGCCAAATCTTCACAAACATCACTCAAGATTCCCTCTTTTGTAGCTTCTGCGAGGTCTTTTTTCAAAGAAACATTTTTATCAATTTCTTCGTTTAATTTAGCTTCGAGTTCTTCAACCTTTTCAAATAGATCATCTACAATGTCTACTTTCTCTTCTGGAACATCTATGTAATGTTCTTTAAAGAGATTTCTTAAACCTGTCATAAAATCATCTGTTAATTCAGATTTAATCCCTCGCTCAACAGCAAGGTTATTGTCTTCCATCCATTCTGTAACAACATAGTTGAGGTAATTGTCTACCTTTTCAACCATTTCACCTTGGAATTTCTTTGTTGATTCTTCGATTTCGCTGAGATACTCTTCTTCGATTTTCTCAACTCTCTTATTTACTTCATCTACTACTTTAGCTTTTACCGCTGTTTCATAAATATCTTTAGCTTTCGCTTTAAATTCATCTGAAAGTTCCTCTTTACCAGATATTGCCTCAATGTCCTCTTTGGAATCAAGTTCAATATCATCTGCGGTAAGGTCTTTTCGAGAATAAAGAATCTTTTCTTGTGCTTCAACTACAACATCTTCTTCTGTAGCGTCTGCATCAGCTTCTTTATTTAATTCTTCAATATCTAAATCAACCAAATCTTGCATTAATCCAAATTTTTCAGAAATTTCATCTTTACTCATTCCCTTCAACATGTCATAAACTTGTGCAATCATACCATTTTTAGTATTTGATTTCACTTCCTTTTCTTCATGTGCGGGTTTTACTGAATTTCCTTGAGTTGGTTGCTTTTTTTCCGGATTTCTTTTATCCGCTTTTCTGGATGGTGTTTGAGACGTTCCTGCATCGGGTTTATTCGCTTTTCCCGTATTTGGATCATCGCCACCTAAATCTTGAACCCCTGCAGGAGCTTCGTCTAGCTCTTCTACGGGAGCTTCATTTTCAGCTTCAGCCTGTCCTTCTTCGAGAACTTCTGCTTCCGTTGTTTCTTCTTTTACCATTTTTATTGCTCCTAACTGAGTTTCAAATATTAATGGAATATATTTGTCTATAATAGTGATACTATTTGTTATTTATAATACTTTATAACTTAGAAATAAAGTCAGCAAACGCATTTAGCTTAGCGTCGTCCAAACTGACACTTGTAGCTGATATAATACTATGCTTATATTTATCTATTTCTGTTTCTTTAATTATGCCGTTATCCCAAATCCATTCTTTTCCTTCCATAATTCCTTCAACGAAGGCATTGGGGGCCGATGGATCAGCGACAATATCACCCGCTGTTGACAGATAATAATCATTTCCTACAACGCTTCCATTCCGCGTAGGGGTTAAAGATCCCATTCCTCTTGAAGATACTCCAAGAGTAGCACCTGCCTGAATAAGTTCTCTAACAATTTTACCATTTGGTGTATTTAAAATTCTAGCTTCTCCGATAAAATCATTTTTTTCTTGAGATAACTTTGTGATCATATGAGAAACCCTATCTAAATTTACAGTAGGGCCGTCAGGATGACCTAATTCACCAAATGCTCTGTTTTTATTAACATATTCTTTATTATATCTCTTAACTTCACCTTCGAGAACTGCAAGAGGATATGTCCTTTTATTTCTATTCATCTGTTCTGCTTGCATGAAGATTCCACGAATTTTATAATTCGTTTGTCCATCTTTCCCCTCTTCAGAAACATACTCTAATGCTTCAGAAACTTCTGTAATTAATTTCATATTTTTATCCCCTTATTTTTTCTTCCTTTTGGAAGCTCTCATAGATTTAATACGATCCTTCCGTTTGGTTATAAGTTCTCTATACATTTTACCTCCTGCTCTTGTCCATGAAGTCATCTTAGCTTTTTGAGCTGGTGACTTTTTCAATCTCGCTACCATTCTCTCAATATTCGCCTTTTGACCAGGAGACTGTTTTTGTAATTGTGAAGCTGATAAATCTTTTCTAACTCTTTGTTTTAAATAAGTAGTAAATTTTCTTCTAGCTTGTTTACGAAGAGCTTCTCTACCTCCTGTTGGAATTGCTCTCATTTTATTTCTACGTAATCCCGCCATTCTTTTTGGTCTTGACCTGGCAAAATGTATTCTTTTTTTAAACCTTTGCGTCGGCGTCAATACTTCATCTAATTCTTTTTTAAATTGTTTAAACGCCTTCATGCATTATCCAATCTCAGAATTTGGTTCATTTAATGTTTCTTTTGGTTGTCCATCAAAAGGATCAACTACTTGTATATCACCTCCAGTTGCAGGATCTGATACTTCCATTTTCGAATTAGTTTCTGGTTCTTCTACAGAACTAGTTTCTTCCGGTTCTTGAACATCCGAAACCTCTTCTGTAGGAGCATCTTTAAAAAGATTTTGTGCAATTTCTGCTTTTCTTACTTCCAATTCATCCATAGATTTTTGACTTAAAAC